AGACCCCAAAGACGCTTCCGTGACCGTCGTCGCCGAAATACCCAACCGACGCCCAATATCAATAGCCGACGTGCCGAGGCTGTTGTAACTGCCCAGCGAGTTCTTATCCGCCAACGCTTTCGCGTTCTGCGCTTTCACATTGTCGCCAATAACACCGTTGTCCTGCTGCACCGCCGCCGTATAATTCTGCAACGCATCAGCAGCCTGCGACGACGCCAACCGAGCCATCACGAACGACGACGCAATGTAACCGATGGCCGCAACAGCCAGACCAGCGATGCCGCCAATGAGGGTCAGATCCGTACCGAACCCGCGGATAGAAGCGCGCAGGTTATCGATGATGGGAGAGAGTTGCTTCCACAGCAGAAACGCGCCATACACGAGTCCCGCAACGGCAGCCAGCGGGGCCAGGTTCCCCAACAATGGGGCAATTCCTGACACGAGAAGGCCCACAAACGAGAGTGCACCCAGCATGACCCCACCGAGCGGCGCGAAAGCGGCAACCAAGTTCACGACAGCACCAACCAGCGACCCAAGCGCGTTCGTGACCTGTGGCAAGGCGCCAATCGCCATCTGCGTGAACTGTGCCAGCCCACCATCATGAGTCCACTGGGAGAACCCTGCCGCCAGTTGCTCCACAAAAAATGCGCCCTGCACAAACAGCGGGTTCATCACCTGAAACGCGGTGACAATGCCGTCCATAATGATGGCGGTGGTCGTACCCAGCTGGTTGGCGAAAGTACCAATCTCATCATTCAGGTGCGGCATCGCCTGGTCGATAACATCAACCGTGCGGAGAAACCCGGCGAGCACACCGCTGGCGGCGGTCTGCTCCAACTGCTGCATGTCACCCTTGAGGATTTGCAGGCCCGCATCGAACTGGTCGCCAGCAGCTGTGCCATCCGACATGGCCTGCTTGACACCCAGGAACGCGAGGACGCCAGCAGCGCCCATGCCAAGGAAGCCGCCGCCGATACCAACAAGGGCACCAGCCAAGTCGCCGATCAGCGGAATGGCAACAGCAATACCGGCAGCGATGAGACCTGTGGCAGTAGCAGCGTTCCTAGTGCCGGCGGCGGCATTGTTCGCCGCCCTCCCCTGCTTATCCGTAGCAGCAGCAGCAGTATCCTGTGCTGCCGCCAACTTCACGGCGACACCAGCCCCGCGCTCCTGCGCGGTGGCCAAATCCTCCGCAGCCTGAGCCGTCTTACGCATCTGAGCTTCGAACCGCTGATCGGTAGCGGTCGCGTTCATGCGGGCGCGTTCAACCTGCGCCTGCGCAGACGCTACCTGCACATCGGTACTGCCAGCCTTGTCCTCAACTGCGGCCAGGCGCAGCTCCGCAACCTCAAGCATGTTGGCGGCGTTCGCACTGGCCCTGGCCGCATTAGCCAACCGGGTCTGCGCCGTCTCAAGGCGTTGTGCGGCCTTCCCGGCAGAATCCATGCTCGCAGCGCCACTGTCACCGCCGCTGTTCACAACATTGGTGACCTTAGTGGTGGTGACGGTGGATGTGGAGGGACCGCTGGCAGCGCGAACCTCTTCCAGCTTCGCCAACGCTTCCGCAACATCCGCGTCAACCTTGACCGTAGGGTGCAGGTTCCCCAGTTCTTCAGCCTGCCGCTTCGCCGCAGCAACATCAGCATCCCACTGCGCCTTATCCAGCGACAGTTTGCCGACGATCGAGCCAGCAGTAGTGGGTCCAGAATCCGACACAGAGGCCCCCTACAGTTAGTCGTCAATGAAATCGGTCGTCGGTTCCTCTTCAGGAGGGGTGTAAAAATGTCTGTGCACGCGGGAATCGCACGCCAGCAAACCGGCGACGCGCACACTGAACCAACGCCACGACTTCACATGAAACACGGCCTCCAAATCGACCCCGAAGAACTCGTGGAAGTCAGCCTCAACCAGCGGCCACTGGTCAAAGATTTGGTCAAACGTGATCTGCTCTTGTGCCCGCGTAATCTCAGCGGGTACGTCGTACGCTTCGTAAAGCCCTGTTACTGGGTCTTTTTCACCGATGCCGTACCGGTCGAGCGCCGCTGCGCCCGATTGGGAGTCGGAGCCGCCTGAGTCGCCTTCTCCTCCGCCATATACTTCTGCAGTGCTTTTGGGTCGGCTCCAACCTTCCAAGTGACTTCCGCATATTCGCGTCCGTACTGGATATCAGCCAACGCCGTCAAACCGCACCTGACAGCGAAGTCCAACGGCACATCATCCTCAAGGAACTTCTCCCAAAGGCCGCCGAGCACAATCTTCCACAGCTCTTCGCCGCGAATCTGGTTCAGCTTCTTGTCTTTGCCTTCGAGAATCTTCCCGAGGAGACGCCCATTCGGGATGTTCACCGGGGGGAGCACATACTCTTTGCCGCGGTAAGGGAACACGAGCGGTTCCTTAGCAAACTCTTCGTACGCTGAAAGCGCCATGCTGGGTTTCGCCTTTCAAATCTTGCTGGGTTACTGGGGAAGAGGGGTGTGGTTGGCCCAGCCCAACCACACCCCCGTCTATTACGCGCCGCGCGTGTACGCGAACGAGGCGGAAGCGCCGACCGCGTTCGTGACGATGATCGGCGCCGAGCCGGCAGAACCGGTCGGGATCTTCGCGACGATGAGGTTGTCCGACACGACGGTCCAACCGGTCGAGTTGACGCCACCGACGGTGACACCACTGGTCGGGACGGTCCCAATGAATCCGCTACCAGAAATGCTGATCAGGTTCGTGACAGTCTGAGCAGACGGGGTAACCGACGTGATAACCGGGACAGCCGGCGACGCGTACGGGTTGACGATCGAGGTCAGCGCACCATCACCCGTGAACGTGACAGTCACTTCCTCAATGTCAGTCACAGCGGTCTTCGACTGCTGCCACTCCACCAGGGCGTAACCGCTGTAGTTGCCGTTCGAGTAACCGTTCTTGTCGTACCAGCGCACATACACACGAGCCGAAGTACCGAACTGGAACCGGGCAGCCTCTATGATGGCCTGGCCGGGGTCGGACGGAAGGTTCGCGGTCGTCGGACGGAAGAACTTGACGACCAGCTTCCAGCCGGTCATCGTCTTCTCGAAAGCGGCGAAGCCGTTCGTGTCGTACGTGTCCGCGGCCTGAGTCGTCGCGTTCTCACTCGTTGCGAAGTCCTGGATTGCGCCGAGCTTGACCCATGTGGCGTTGTCGGATGAAACATCGACGCGGAACCGTCGAGCTAGAGAGTTGGGCATTTCTTTGAGCCTCCTAAAGGCGTTGGGGCGTTAACGAAAAAAGCCCCTCACCGGGAGGGGTCATTGCTCTGGTTTTCTGGGTTACCAGGAACCGCCTGATGGGCGGTTGACTGTGGGAGGGTCGGCCAAATCCACGTAGTACGTGTCAGCCCGCGACCAGCGTTTGCTGTCGTCAACGCCGAGCGTCACCGACTGCTTGCGCAAGATTTGGTCCGCCGACACCGACCCGAACGTGGTATGGACTAGACCGTGCAAAATCTGGAAGATGCTGTCCCCCAGATCATCCACGTCACGAGCATCCTTGGTGCCGCGCACGCGCACCTGCACACCCATTCTTGACATGGGCAGCGTGGCGTTATCATCCACCCCGTAAGCCGTCAGGGTGACAATCCGGTCGGGTGTCGGCGGGACAGCTTTGATATAGATGGCTGTATCCGTCGGCAGGTATGAGCCGGTCGTGTCATATGCGGCGATGCCGGCCGCGGCAATGAGTTTGGCGATGCCGTCGAGCAGATCGTTCTGCATCACATCACCTTTTTCAGTTCCGCAGCCACAACAGCCAAAGCCTCTTGACCGTGCGCCATCCACGGCAACTCAAGGTAGAGGGCGTTGCCGCCGCGGGGGTGATTCCATGTCAGCTCATAATGCTGCCGACGTGCGTACGGCCCGGGAATGAACAGCTCTGCACCCTCAGCCGTGGGGCGTGGCTCCTCGGACGAACGCAAATGGCCGGTGTCCACAGGCGTTTGCTCCACCACGAACGGGCGCAGAAACTCCACACCCTTCACGCAAGCGTGAGTCTTCTCCGCTTCCACCCGCGCATCCACCGCGTCAATCATGGCAATGAAGCCTTCAGCCCCCATGACGCCTCCTACAGCAGATGGACTTCCACATGGTCTTCGATGCCGGTGGGGGTTCTCAGCGAGTTCACCTTGATCACCCGGCCAACACGACCATCGGAACCGGTCACTCTCGAATCGAGTGTGTAAACGGGGGCGTTCTCAATCGCGGTAAACCATGTGCTCACCGAGACAACCTGGTCGCCCTCCTTGTCAAGAACCAGCCGGATCGCCCCGTCAAAGAACCCCGAGTGTGTGACCGGCGGCGCAAAGTTGTCCTCATACGCGCCGGCGCCCTGGTATGTCTCAACCTTGGCCGTGTCAATGAACCATCGTTTGTTCATCCGAACACCCACGGGAACGGCAGCAGAAGGTTGTTCAACCGCAGCACACGCTCCGCTTCCGGCACCAAATGTTTCATGGCCTCCACTCGGGACTGCGCGGCCTGTGCGGCGTCAGCGAACGTATCCGACGCAGCCCCAGCCCTGGACGACTTCACAACCTGTGTGGTCACAATGCCGCCAGTCAGCGGGTCATACCCGGTCGCCGCCCACGCGGCGGCCTGAATGATGGTCGCCGTCTTCATTGCCGCCGCAATCTGCGCGTCCGTAGCCAAGCCGGTTGTCGGATCCGCGCTGTAATACGACTGGTTCGTTGCATCCAGCACCAGTGAGGTCGCTGAGCGCAACAGAATCGTCGCGTTCGCCGGCGCCGCAGCACCCGTGTAGGTGGCAAGGTCGGTGGGCTGCGCCAACATAGGGGGCAGCACAAAGTCACCGTAAAATGCGGGCATTGGTTACCCCTTCTTCTGGACCCCATACATTTCGATCAGATCCGTTTTCGTCAACGCATCCGCGTCATCCGGGGTGATCGGGTTATCAGTCTTCTGGGATGCGTACACCGCCCAACCCACCCACTCACTCTTCGAGTCGGTGACCTTGGGGGCAGTACGAGGCTTCTCCTTGCAAGGGGTACCGTCAGCATTCACATACTTCAGGTACCCCTTGCGCAGACGGTCCCTAATCGGTTCCGTCAGGGCTTCCTCAGTGAGGGAGAGGATCGCCCCTCCCTCACCGAGAATGTGGACCGTTTTCGGCATCAGACGCGACGACCATCCAGCGTGAACGCGGTGACAGTCATCACAACGGAAGTCTCAATCGAGAGGCTGCCGTCGTTCTGCTCCACAATGGACGAGTCGAACGGACCCACCCACTGAGTGGTGGTGTTCGCCACAGTGACCGTGAGCGGGCCACGACCAGACGCGTTCGCGAGGGGCTGGGTACCGGCGAGCACCGAAATGGTGCCGGAACCACCCGAA